CAATGGTGACTTTGGTACTTCTGGAGTTGCTGGTGCTTCTGGCACTACTGCTCGTACAGATGGCACAAACCGCACCTTCACAGAGACTATCTTGAAGACTGTTGTTAAAGAAGTTTACGCTTCTGGTGGTAATCCTAAAGTGTTGATGGTCAACCCTGCTCACAAGCAGTTGGTTTCTGCCTTCACAGGTATTGCTGCACAGCGTTTCATGGCCCCTGCCAATACGCCTACAACCATTATTTCTGCGGCCGATGTTTATCTGTCAGATTTTGGTTCAATTTCTGTTGTCCCCAACAGATTTATGACTTCTACTAACTCATGTGACGAGACAGCATTTATTGTTGACCCTGACATGGCTGCTGTAGCTTATCTGCGTCCCTTCCAGACCAACGAGTTGGCTATTACTGGTGACAACGAATCTACACAGTTGTTGGCTGAGTACACCTTGGAAGTTCGTAACGAAGCTGCACACGGCATCATTGCCGACATTACACCTTAATCTGGTGTAACTCAAAAGATGCCTCAGACTTAAACCTCTGGGGCATTTTCTTTTCTACTCAAACTGATAGAATTAGGCTATGCAAAACCCTAACAATTTTCGCCAAACTACTGTTCATGCTGATGGCGATGGCGGTATCGTTATCAAGACTAGTCAAGACATTACTGATATTCTTGAGCAGAACAAAAAAGAATATAACTCGTATGATGAACGAGCAAAGTGGTCAGACGAATTGTTTGGAAACAAGATTGCTTCTATTCCGTTCACAGTTGTTGATGAACTGAACAAACAAGGAATCATGCGTGGCTTTGCTGTGCTTGATGAGAAGCGGTTTAAGGCTTGGTTAAACGAGCGTGATAACAGAGTTTTTAGAACTCGGACAGGAGTTGTATGAGTTTAGCTACCTACTCTGATTTACAGACTTCAATAGCCAGTTATTTGGCTAGGTCTGACCTGACAAGCATCATTCCAGACTTTATTACTTTGGCTGAGAATCGTCTGCGTAGAGAACTGCGTATTCGTCAGATGTTAAAGTCTGTAACTACTTCAACTGTAGCAAACGATGCAACTGTAGAAGTACCTAGCGACTTCTTAGAGATTCGTGACTTTGTGGTGATGACTAACCCGATTCAACCATTGAGTTACTCTAGCCCTTCATCGTTATCTAATGACCCAAGAACATCAGAAGTTGGTGTTCCTAAGTCTTACACTATTCTTGCTAGTGAGTTTCAATTAGCACCTGCACCTGATGGCGTTTATACGTTAAAGATGCTCTATTATTCTGCACCTCCATACTTGACTAGCAGTAACGTGTCTAACGTATTTCTAAATGTTGCGCCTGATGGTTTGCTGTATGGCGCATTGGTTGAAGCAGAACCTTATCTAATGAATGATGCTCGAATCAATACATGGGGTTCTATGTATGACCGAGCAATTTCTTCTCTCACTAGGTCTGATGAAAACACTCAGTATTCTGGTGTACCCCTGTCAATTAAACTAACTGCAAGGTGAAATCATGGCTGAAATGTCTAACTACTTGGAAAATGCTCTTATCAATGTTACGTTGAGGGCAACTAGCTACACAGCACCAACAACTGTGTATGTGGCACTTTATACAACTGACCCAACAGATGCTGATACTGGAACAGAATGTTCTGGTACTAGCTATGTTCGTCAGTCTGTGACTTTTGGTGCGCCCTCTAATGGTGCTTCAACAAACTCTGCTGCTGTGGAATTTCCTCAAGCTGGCGGTGCATGGGGAACAATCACACACATTGGATTGCGTGATGCTTCTACGGCTGGAAACCTTTTGTATCACACAGCACTAGACGCTTCTAAGACGATTGCAACTGGCGATGTGTTCCGTATTGCTACAGGCTCTTTGTCAGTAACATTGGCATAACATGGCTGGAACGACAGTCAATCTTACGCTTGAGCAACTTGACCAATTTGGGTCATTGGATAGCCTTACGCTAAGTTTAGACTCGTCTGATTGGAACTCGACTACACAGAAGAATGTGACAGGCCCTTGGGTGCTAGAGGGCTTAGACGCTTTCAGTTCTAGCATTGATAGCCTAGCAATTAGCCTAGATTCAGAACTATGGGCTACCGCATATTTGTGGGATGGTGTTGCAGATATAACTGCTAACGCTACTGTTACTGCCAATGCTGAAAAGATATTTGGTGGCATAGCCGCTGTAACTTGTACGGCTACAGTAACTGCTGATGCTTCCATTGTTTATTATGGTGTTGCTTCTATAACTGCTAATGCAGACGTAACAGCATTAGGTCAGCGTGTTCAGTTTGGTAGTGCTGACATACAGGCTACAGCAAGCGTAACTGCTGATGGACAACGAATAGCATTAGGTGTAGCTAGTATCACGGCTAACGCTGATGTGACGGCTATCGGTACTAAGGTTAACAATGCTAGTGCAAGCATTACAGGTAACGCTGATGTAAGCGCATCTGGTCAACTTGTAATTAGTGGTAGTGCCAGCGTAACCGCTAATGCGTTCTTAGAAGCTAATGCACAAAGAATCCAATTAGGCGTTGCGTCTATTACTGGTAATGCAGCAGTAACTGCTAATGGTGGTTTGGTTGTGGGTGCGGTAGCAAGCATAGAAGCTAATGCTGATGTTGTCGCTAGTGCGTCTGCAATTTATGCAGGTGTAGCCTCTGTATCAGGTCTAGCAACAATTACGGCTAAAGGCGTTATTCTTGGTGATAACTGGACTCCAGTATCGGGCGACACAAACACATGGACTCCAGTATCTGCTAATGACAATACATGGACTACACAGTCTCAAGGAAGTAACACATGGCTACGACAAGGGTAACATTTGGCGAATGGATGCCTGACCAAACAGGCTTATCTGGCTCGTTGACAGACGCTAAAAATGTGGTGTCTCAAGCCATTGGGTACGGCCCATTCCCTACGCCAGTATCATTCTCTAGTGCTGCTGCCGAGAACTTAACTTCTCTGTATGCGGCTAAAGCACCAGATGGAAATACTTATTTCTTTGCTGCTGGCGCAACTAAGATTTATACAGTTAGCGGTTCTGGAACACTTACGCAAGTAAACACAGGCTTGACAACAGGCGCAAACGATAGAGTAAGGTTTACTCAGTTTGGTAAGAGTGTCATTATTTGCAATAACGCTCAAAAGCTAAAGTCATGGGTACTTGGTACTTCTACGACATTTGCTGAAGTAGCGGCTACTGCGCCTATTGCCAAGTTCATTACAGTTGTTCGTGATTTTGTTGTTTGTGCAAATCTTTTAGAAACGACACAGCAACAGTATCGGGTTCGTTGGTCAGCTATCAATGATGAGACTGATTGGGTAGAGAACGTAAACACTCAGTCTGATTATCAGGACATTCCTGATGGCGGTCAGATTATGGGAATTCGTGGTGGTGAGTTTGGTCTAGTTCTGCTAGAACGTGCTATCCACAGAATGACCTATGTTGGTACTCCGTTTATATTCCAGTTTGACAATATATCTCGTAACAAGGGATGTATGGTGTCAGGCTCAGTTGCACAATACCAAGGTATAACTTTCTTTTTGTCAGACGATGGCTTCTATATGTGTGACGGACAGCAAGTTGTTCCTATCGGTGCTGAGAAGGTAGATAGATTCTTCTTGTCAGATGCAAGCGAGGCAAACTACTCAACAATGTCTGCGGCTATTGACCCTGTTCGCAAGTTGGTTATCTGGAACTATCAATCTGTAGATGCCACTCGTAAACTGATGATTTACAACTTCCAGACAAAGAAATGGACTTATGGCGATGCCAATACTGATTATCTTGGAGAAGCCTCGTCAGGTGCTTCAACGCTAGAGGAATTAGATAGCATCTCTGCCTCTCTTGATGCGCTTACTACAAGTTTAGACTCTTTGCTATATATCGGTGGTAAGTATTTCTTAGGTGGAACTTACGGAACTAGGGTTTATTCCTTTACTGGTGCAAACCTTACAGGAAGCATTGCTACTGGCGACATAGACGTAGGTGCTAATTCCGTAGTGACTTTGGCTAAACCTATTGTTGACAATGGCTCTGGCTCGTTATCCGTGGCTTCACGCACATTGCTAAACCAAAGTGTCACCTATGGGACTTCAACTGCTGCCGACTCTGAGAACAGGGTTTCCTTACGTTCTGCTGGTAGATACCACAGATTAAAGTTAGTTCCTACTGGTGCTAACTGGAAAACTGCTGTTGCTATTGATGTGGACATTACGCCACAAGGGGTTCGCTGATGTTTAGAAGCCTACCTGCGTTTGGTGGTGACCAGAGGGCTGTAGCCGAGGTAGTCCGTGGCATCATGGACGGAAAGACCAATAACACAGGGACTTTGACGCTGGCAACTGGTGGGGCTTTAACTACCACTCTGACAGACAGAAGGATAGGCCCAGACAGCGTAATTGTTTTTGTTCCTGCCTCTGCTGCGGCTAATGCGGATGCCACAAGAGTATATGCAAGCGCACAAGGACAGGGAACAGCAACAGTAAACCATGCGGCCAATTCAACTGCAAATAAGACATATAGATATGCAATTATTGGTTGATTTTAATAATTTATGTATAATGGATTCCGTGGATGACCCATCTTGGAATCCGAAACTCTAGGAGTAAAGATGGCTACTACTACCACTCAGACAATTGACCCTGCAATTCTTCCATATCTGACGTATGGTTTAGAGCAGGGCGCAGGTCTGTATCAGGGCGGTGGCCCTAAATACTACACAGGCGAGACATTTGTTTCTCCATCCCAGACTACTCAAGCTGGTCTTCAAGCCTTAGAGACTCGTGCTTTAGCGGGTAATCCTTTAACTGGACTTGCTCAACAGCAGTTACAGGGTACTTTGGGCGGTGCTTATCTGGGTGGCAATCCATTCTTTCAAGGTGCGTTTGCGCCAGCAGCACAAGCTGCTCAGTCTCAGTTTCAACAGACTATGGGCGACATTGCATCTAAGTCTAGCCTAGCAGGGCGTTATGGCTCTGGTGCTATGGGTAACCTACAGAATCGTGCTACAGGTCAGTATGCACAAGCATTGACTAACACAGCAGGTCAACTTGCTTACCAGAACTACGAGCAAGAACGAGCAAGGCAACAAGCTGCTATTGGTGCTGCGCCAGCATTAGCTAACGCTGATTACCAAGACATTAACCAGTTGTTACAAGCTGGTCAGTTGCGTGAAGGTTACACAGGTCAACAGTTGGGTGCTGACATTCAGCGTTTTAACTTCTTGCAAAACCAGCCACAACAGAACTTGCAAAACTATATGTCATTGGTATATGGCAACCCATTGGGACGAGTTGGACAGACTACTGCGTCTGGTGCTGCTGATACTTCTGCGTTCCAGAAGTTGCTAGGTACTGCTGCCGTTGGTGCAGGTGTTTACAAGAATCTAGGTTCACCTAATTTAAGTTACTTAAACCCATTTAGTTCAAGTTTCCTTGGTGGTTCTGCACCAACAAATGTTGTTGACTCATCTAATTGGGCTGACTTAGGCTATTACAACTATGGCTAATAAGGAATAACATGGCTGGACTATTAGACATTTTTGGAACTAGCGGTGCAGACACAATGGGTCTGCTCGGTATGTCACAAGCTGACATTGCTCGTAATCGTGAAGACGCACAAGCACAAGCCTTGTATGCCCTAGCAGGGCGTTTATTCCAAGGTGGGAATACTGGTCAGTCTATTGCTGAAGGTTTGCAACTTGGTCAGAGAGCCTATAAAGGCGGTATGAATGAGGCTATGCAAAACCAATTGCAGAGTTTCCAATTGCAAGAATTGTTGCGTAAGCGTGAAGAAGATAAAGCAAAGCGTCAGTTAGAGCAACAAGCATTGATGCGCCAGCAAGGTATTGAGAGCGAGATTACAAAAGCATATCGTCCTCAGACGTTTGCTGATACACCATTGACAAACTTGATGGGTCAAGAGATTGCAGGCCCAAATCAACCACAACAGGCGGGTATTGGTTTTGCTGAATTAGCACCTAAGTTAATGGCTACTCCAGAAGGTAGAAAAGCATTAAATGAGTTGCTTACGTCTAACAAAATGATGATGGGTGAGCCTACAAAACTTGGTAAGAATGAGCAGCTTGTCAGGATAAACCCAATAACTCAAGCATTTGAAGTTGTTGCTGGTGGTCAAAAGCCTCCAAAAATTCAAGATAATCCGTTTGAACTTTTTGCTAACGATGATAATGTTCCTCCCGCTTTAAGAGCAATGGCGCAGAGATATAGCAAAAGTTATGCAACTGGTGCAATTGATGATGAAACGGCTGATAAGCGTTTTGCAGAATTGTCAACAAGAATTCAAGCGTCTGACCAATTTAAACAATCACAAGCGCAAACTGCTGCTTTGTCTCAAGGCTCTCAAGCAACAAGCAAAATGTTAGCTGACTTTAGGATTGAAGACAGACAAGAGAAAAAACAAGAAAAAATTGATACTAAAAATATTGCTAAAGAACAACTGTCTAATATTGTTGGTCAGTTAAAAACAAGTTATGACACACTTCTTGAAGGTGGTGGAATTACTAGCACAGGTGCTGGCGGTCGTGAAAATCTTGGTGCAAAGATGGGAACTTCACCAGTTGGTCAGTTTATGGGTAGTGCGCTTGGAACTAAAAACCAAGAACAGCGTCAAGTAATTGAGCAAACTCGTCCTTTGTTGTTGAACTTGATTAAAGAAGCAACAGGAATGTCTGCTT